TCGACCTGAGTGGACTTGTCGGTGACATCGGAACCGTCGTAGTCATCTTCGAAATCTTCGTAAGTGATCTTAGCGAGACAATGTGCGTACAGATCACCGGAACCCAAACGTTGCCCTATCACGGCCAACAGGCCACCTGGGTCGCATCGTGCTTCCGCCATCGTATCCCACCGTTCCAACAGTTTGTCTCGCGCAACTGACTCCTTAGAGTTCTCTGACGATGCCACGTCGTCAAACAGGCAAAGGTCGGCGCGATGACCAATAAACTCCGAATCGATACCGTACGCTGAAACTGTCGGCTCTTTGTTATCTAAACCACCCAATGATTCTTGTTCAACAACGAATTCTTCTGCCCGCCACAAAGCACCCGACGACGAAGGTTTGAACCGCCCAAAATCAATAGACAGACAAGCTTCGGCGTTCAACGCCAACCCTTTCTCCACCAAAATAGCGTCAGGTTCCAACGGGAAAGGCCGTTCCAAAGTTTCACGGATACGCCGCGAATACTGTTTCGCCAACGTTTGTGTAACAGACCCGATCAACACACGAATCTTGCGGTTACGAACAATCATCCACACCGCAACATCATGAAACAACGTCGATTTACCTGCACCTGGCGGTACGTTCAAACAAACAAACTCTTTCTCCGGTGACTCCAACCAGGCAACAATCTTGTACGCTGCATCAACCTGCCACGGTGAAGGTACACGACCCAAATATCTTCTACGAAAATAATCGAAATCCTCTAACGACCTTTGCGCCTCAGGACACAACCTGTCATACGGGATAACCGGTGGCAGATCAGCAACATCCATAACCTGTTTCCATTGATCGGCTTGCACACCGCCCTCATTTTTGCGTACCTTGCCTTTTTCGATGCGAGCCAACTCCATGTCGGCTTGTGCTACACGGCGTTTAGCATCCCATTTTTGTGCCGTGTTGTAATGAATACCCGAAATCTTCGCAGCATCTTTGATGGACATTCCTGAGGCTCGTGCCTGCCAGTATCGTGCCACGTCTTGTGGCGGTACTTGTCGCCGCCCCGAACGGCCAGCAACCATTATTTCTTCTTTTTACTTTTACCAGCCTCAGACAAAGCAATAGCAACAGCCTGCCGACGAGACTTAACAACAGGACCCTTCTTCGAACCTGAATGAAGTTTACCTGCCTTAAACTCCCGCAAAACTTTAGAAACCTTATCCTTGCGTACAGCCATAAACGTATGCTACCATAACACCCGTTGGCGGGTACCGTCGAGCATCCTTGCCGTGGTTAAAGGACAGTTCCGGACTCCCTACCCGCCAACATTTTTCAAACACTAGACAAAACAAAAAACCGTCTGCTACACTCAACACCACACCCGTCGGGATGACGGCAAACAACAATCAACACAAGGCTGTACACCCTTTGCAAGGTGCGGGGCATCAACACCAGGGAACTGGGGTAGACCTCTACGTCATGTAGAGGAGCAGCGTGAACAACGTACAAGTTCAAACAAGGTGTCGGCTAAAACAGCCACGGCCACCAACCCAAACAGGGTAAAGCGTGGGGGGGCAACAAGCAAAAACTGTCGCACATACGTTTGACCTAGCGCACCCGCATACGCGGGTTTGCTCGCAGCACCCAAAGCCACCCTCGACACACAACGTCTCTTTTTTTGCCGTTTTTTTCTCTCGCAAAAACTTCCCCGCGACCACGCACAGCAGCCACAAAACCACACGCAGAGACACACACTTCTACGTATCTAGACCCCCCGTGCGCTCGGCATACCCCCGACTATGCCCCCGCCCTGTCGATGCGTCGTTGCGTCGTGCGATCTGCCCAAATAGTGCGCCCATAAAAGCCATTATGTTAAGTTGGAGCGACCCTACCCCCCGTCTAGGTGCGTTGCGACACGTCATCGGGGCATCGTCGACAGTTGCGCATCGTTCGCGGGTAGTTTCGCGGCATCGGCGCCTAGTTGGTTTGGTTGTGTCTTACCGGTCGGGGTAGTTGTCTTACCGGTTGGGATGTTTGACAAGTTGTCGATGGTGCTATATTGTGGTTAGTGGATCATTAGTCAAATGATCTATGCCATCGGGAGTTGGCTATATATATGGATAAGTCATTAGCGGTTATTGGTGGGTTTGGTGATTTCGAATCACCGTCGGAGTGTTGGGGCGTTAAGTTGTTGGGCGTGTTTGATGATCGTGAGAGTGCGCACGGTTTCGCCGAGATACAGTATCAGGGTTATCGCGATGAGTTTTGGGGTGTTGGTGAGAGTTTTAAAAGCTATTTCGTTTTAGTTGTCGATGGTGGCGAGTTGGCTCAATGGGGGCTAGTTAAATAGTTGGGGTTATCGCCTAGCCCGTTGGGGGTGCGCCTGTCGTAGGGCGACTAGGCACTAGCGGGGCAATTCTGCTCCGTGAATATATAGATAGGGGAGTAATGGCTATTAAAGATACGTTAGAGCCCGTTAGGGCTTGCGATGTCAAATTAACTCATCGGGTTAGTTTGGTGGCAAGGTTCTTGCCCGTGACTAATCATCGGGGCAGTCGGATAACGGTATGTCGTGCCGATGGTGGGCGCGATCCGATGCGACTAATTGTTAGTTGGGATCACTCACTTAATATCGACGAGAATTACGCGCAAGCGTTTAGGCAATATTTAGCCCGTCAGAATTGGGGCGGATCGTGGGTTATCGGCTCAACAACTAATGGCTATGTCGCTGTGTGCGACGATCCACAATGGGGGCGCGATGTCTAACGAGATGTCGACGCTAGGCGATGCGCTCAACTATTTGGGGATCATCGGCGGGCTTGTCGGTTCGATGGTTCTCTATGCGTATCTTGCGGCACGGATCGGGGATAGGGTGGCGCGTGGGCGTTGCCGTTATCGTCACCCCGCGAGTGTTGGGCGTCGTGCGCGGTTAGTTGCGCAACGTCGCGCACGGATAGATAGGCGTAGGGGGGTGATTAAATGAACGTGAACGATCTAGCGATGGTCAGTAGTGCCAACGCCGATACGCTTATCAAGGCGGAATTGGCGGGGTGCGTCGATGGGCGCAACCTTGATGGGGTAGCACTTGATCTAGTTATCGCGATGAGCAAGGCTAACGGGGAGCTATTCACTGATGGCGAGTGCTTGGATATGATCGGGCGCATCGTCGACGCGTGGCGGGCAACCGATTTAGACGCTTAGCGCGTCGCCCTAGCCTGATATTGGGGTAGCCCGTCATAGGGCGACTAGGGGCAAGGCTTAAACGCCGATTACCAAATATCAACTACTAGACGGGAGACTAGACATTATGTTAGATAGAGATACGGCGACGTCGACGACGACGGCGACACTAGGCGATCTAGTGCGCATCGTTGGGGCGATGTCTCAACACGTAAGCACCGACGCGGCGCGGCTATCGCTATGCCAAATAGTGATCGGTGCCGATCAGATTATGGCGACCGATAGCTACACGGCGGCGATCTTTACGCCGACGGCGACGATCACGGCGGGCGATACCGTAATGATCGACGGGCGGGAGCTACTAACGGCGGTCAATAACGCCAATAAAGCATTAAAGCGCGACGGGGAGCCGACGGTAGAGATCGTTAGCGACGGCAAGCGTTGGGTTATGACGGCGACGGGTGCTACGGCGACAACGACGGCGGGCGGTAATGTCATCGACACGGACTACCCTAACGTCAACGCCGTGTTCGATAGGGTGGCCGACAAGTTCGATGGGTGGCTACCTACGGGCGTGAACGGCGACTATCTCGCACGGATCACGACGGCGCACGACAAGATAATCGGCAAGGCAGACACGCCGCTAGTAATAAAGAATTGGCACGGCAACATCAAGCCGATCCAATTTGAGACAACTACAGAATTAGGCACACTCCGACAACTACTAATGCCGGTGCGCCTAAAATAAGCCCCCCCCTACCAGTAGCCCGTCGTCGCCGAATATCGGTGGCGGCGGGCTATTGACATTAGACGGCGACTACGATACTATTAACTTATCCCTACCAGATAGGGCGACTAGACGGGAGACTAGTAATGAGTAAAGAAATAACTATCACTAGACGAGTGTTCACGTTCGATGAACTATCACCAACGGCGCAAGATTATGCTTACGGCCTACTCTGCGCCGAAGCTTGGGAAAATATAGATAGCGATATGGTGAGCGAATATCTTGCGGGCAAGTTCGCAAATATGGCCGACGGTAGCGAACCTAACGACGGTTGCTATGGCGGCGGGCTTAACAAGGATCAACTTAAAGAGCGATACGGCATACGTATCTATTGGAGTGTGTCATATTCGCAGAGCGATCACGCGTCAATAGACGGCGTAATCTCACGGGATATTCACCCTAAACTTGAGTGGCCTGACGGTATCCATACGATCCGCGTTAAGACAAACAATTTGGGCAATTCGATCATTACCGATCTTTACGGTATCGACGACGACGGCGGCGAAGGTGCGCACGTATCTGACCCCGAGTTATTTGACGCGGCCAATAGTTTCGTGCGCGATATTTGCGACACGCTATATCAGGCTGCCGTCGCGGAGTGCGACAGCTACACAAGCCGTGAATATGTCATCGACACTTTAGCGGGGTATTACGATCCGCGCCGGTTTAACGACGACGGCAGCTATGCCCCGTCAGAGTTTTGGAGTGCGTAATGAACGCTATCGAACTTGCCGCGATGAAAAGGCTAATTGTAATTATGAACGAGAACCCTGATAGGCGTTGCCCTATCTGCCACGATGAACTATCGGCCACGATCAGTAATCTACAACCGGTATGGTCAAACTATTTTGACAATATCGTATGCGCCGACTGTGCGGCGACTACCGTTCGATGCGTAGTGTGTCTTACCGATATCGCGGCGAGTGCCAACGACGATATGGCGATATGTTCGCATTGTGAGTTTAACCTATGATCGTCGTTCGCAACCACGACGGCAGCTACCTGATATCCGATGTCATCGACGGCTATCGGGTAGCCCGCCGCTATATCGGCCACACTAAACGGCGAGCCGCACAACTATTCAGGCAAGAGATCAAACAACTAAACAAGGGAGACAAGTAATGCGAGTTAAATATCTAATCGAACAACTTAAAGAATATGATCCCGACGACGAGATCATCGTCGCCTATTGGGATCGCGGCCACGTTGCGATGAACTTTGACCGCGAGATCAACGATGACCAATGGGCGGAGATCGTCGTTAATAGCGACCAAATGATATGTAATGTCGACTGGTGGGGCGATATCCGTTGGGCAGCAGCAGAAACATTAGACAAGGTGGCCGCCGATGATATCGCTTAGACACATCAACGAATATCTATCGTCGCTATTAAACGACAATATGAACGACTACTATCCCCCGGCGATCTACGTCGATCACGACAACGGCACCTACGGCGACGCTAAACGGCTAGTAGTCATCGACGTATCCCAATGGGGCGACGACGACGAACAAGTGTGGCACGATATGACCGATAGCGAACGCTCCGGCTACGGTATCGACTATCTTGACGCACTTAGATCATACGGCTACACGCCAGAACTTAAACCGCCGGCTACGCCGTCAGAATATATGCGGGAGATAGGCCGATGATAGTTAAATATGAGACAACTGACGAGCAACGTCAGTTTTGTAAAGACCCCGCGTTTTACGTATGGAGCAACCACGAACTAGTGGCAACTATCGAACACGGCGAACGTGAGATCAGGGTATATTGCGACGGCGAAATGCGCCTAAACTTATGGGATAGCGCAGACGCTTGTAAGCGTGGCGACGCACCTGACGTTATTAGATATTGTGATCAGCTTGTTAGAACCGGCATTGACACAGACAAAAAATTATCTGACGCGTTTGACGAAGGCCGTATCGAGTGGGTAAATAACGCTTGGTTTGATCTATACGACGGCGACGGCGAGTGGTTAGACGTTATTCACCACGACATTGACGACGCAATAACCGCAGCAATAAACATATTAAACAAGGGAGATAACCAATGAAACAGAAACCAATAACAATAAACGAAACCGGCATACAAGGCCGTTGGCGTATCACCTTTATTGGCGACTATGCGACGATTAGCACCGTCGTCGATGGCTTTTACGATGAAGCGATAGTGCTTGCCGAAAATATGTTAAACGACTATTACGGGTTCGATCTATCAAATTGGGAAACCGAAATGGAGTTAATCTGATGATCCGCACGAACACTAGCGACGCGTTCACGACGACGTGCGTGATCCTATTCGTGATCGCTTTATTCGACGGCAAATATGCCACCGGCCTACAATGGGCGATCCGCGCCGTTTGTATCTACCCGTTCACGCATCTCGCGTGGCGGGCATACCGCCGCAACCGCTAAGTCAGGCACGTTATTCGACGGCGACTATTATCGGGCTACCGCCTACCCCGACACATATGGGTAGCGCAACGGCACGACGGGCGTTATTGGGCGGGAGAATACAAGTGGCACGGCACGACGTTCGTGCGCGACCTACACGGCGCATACTATTGGGGTAGCCAATCAGCTTGTGAGTGTGCGATCCGATCTACGGAGTGGAATACAGCGAACTTTACGGTGGACACGGTGCTACCGGTGCGCGTCAACTACGGCGATCTAGTCGCCGATAAGCCGCCACGACGCAACAAGTTCGGCTAACTCGATGTCGGTATAGCCGGCAAGTGGCGTATCATCATCGGCCAACGGGTCGGTGATGTCATCGAACAACGACGGCTGCCAACTCATACGGCTTGCCATACCCTTATCGGCCTAGCGTGGCACTCAGGTCTACTTGATGGCCGATACCGGTTAGTTGGTGCGATCAGCCCTAAACGTTTGACGGCGACAACTACGGCACCGATGGCACGTGGTTCGTGCGGGGTTGCGATGCTCCGGCGTTCAAGTTCGCACCAAATATCGTCGGTAGTGAAGTCAAAGCTGGTTGCTGCTATGTCTCGAACAATGTTTACGGCGTGTTGCCACCAATCGGGGTCGGCGTTTACGGCGACATCTACCAAAGCCTGGTCGCGCAGTTCGGCACCGGTGTTCATTTTGTTTTGCCTTTCACGGTCATGGTTTGTGGTTGATGTTTGTTAGCGCAGGTTGGTGGTTCGGATAGTTTTATGTATGTGGTTACGGCGTTACCGCACGTCGGGCAGGCCCATTGTTGTATTGGTGTTCTCATAAGTTGATTAACTGTTCGCCGATCCATTGGGCTACTGGTGACGCTACGCCGTTGCCGCATTGTTTGTAGCGATGTGTGTCGGCTTGTTCTGTGCCGTCGGCTTTGTATCTGGTGTGGTTATCAGGCCAACCCATTAGCCGTTCACATTCGAGCGGTGTAAGTCTGCGTACTGCCATCGTTGTCAATACGGCGTGTCCGTTGCCTTCTTTGCGTAAAGTCGGCCACGCCGACTCCGATGGTTGCGCATCCAAACCTTGCGTGTGGCTGAACGCAACCATCACAGTTTCTGATCCGCCGCCGAGATCACCACCGTTGGATCGAAGTGTGCCAATACCTTGTTCGTATTGGGCGAAACTAGACGGCGTAAACGGTTCCACAACTACTGCCTGCAACCTGTCTTTGTCGGGCATCCGTTGAGCGTCAGATGTGGTGGTCAAAGCGTTTGCTATTTGTCCGCCATCCCACCATTCACTACTGTTTCCAATGCTTGCTGTAACCGTGTCGGCAATTTTTTCCCTCGTCGTTGTGCGCGTCGTAGGATTCCAGCGCAAGCCTTCGCTGACAGGTAGTAGCGGGTCTGGACATCTTGCTGCGGTTGCAGAATCAAAGACAGCGACGACGAACACTCGTCTACGCCGTTGTGGGATTCCGAAGTATTGCGCATCCAAGACACGCCATTCGCAGAGTAGCGACCCTGCTTCAACCATTTCTTTGAGGATGGCTTCGAAGTCTTCGCCTTTGTTGGAGTTGAGGGCTCCGTAAACGTTTTCCCAAATAGAGATTCGTGGGTATTTTCCATTAGATTCCTCTCGTAGTTCTTTGATAATTCTCATACCTTCATAAAACAGATTTGATCTGCCGCCTTCTAGCCCTGCCCGTTTACCTGCCACGCTTAAGTCTTGGCATGGTGAACCCCACGCAACGACATCAATGACAGGTACACCAGCGAGGATGTGTTTGCCTGTGAGCGTAGAAACATCATCCCATTTCGGCACGTCAGGCCAATGACGGTCAAGGATTGTGAGACAATGTTTATCCCATTCGCATTGGAACACGGTTTCCATACCGGCGTTCTCTAAACCCATGTCGAATCCGCCGACACCACTAAATAGTGATAACACTTTCATATAGCCCCCTTAAAGTTTGTTGGTTAGAACGGTTCTTCGTCTTCGAGTTTGACTGGTGCAGGTTTCGCAGCAGGTTTCACTTGGCTGACATTCACGGTGCCTGCTGGTGCGAGTGACCATAATTCTGCGTCATCAAACTTGGCGACACGTTTGCCGAGGATCACAGTTTTTGTGTCACCAGCTTTGGTGGTGACTTCAACTTCCATGTTTGGTTCACCGGCGAACTCTTTGATGCGTACACCCCACGAGTCGTCTTTAAGTTTATAGAATGATGCTGACATGAATGTTCCCCCTTTGAGGTAGTTTTGTAGTGGATTAATTATTTGGATCAGAGTTCTGCACCCTGGGCCATAGCTATTCTCATTCGTTCAACCATCTGTTTGTATGTTGATAGTTCTCTGTTGAGATCAATGGATGCTCGAATAGAAATGTTTAAGTCTTTTACTAGTTGTTCGTTTTGTTCTTTTAGTTCGTCGCGTTCTTCACGTAAACGATCTAAACTGTTTTGCAGGTCGTTGCATCGGGCATCCCACATCGCTAACTCGTTTGCTTCGGCTTCGCTCATGATGTCATCCTAGCCTTATATTTGCGGGCGTACAAGGTTCTTTCACGTTCTTTAGGTGATCGGCCACCCCACACCCCGTACATGATTTCGTTGTTCAACGCCCAGTCAAGGCAGCGTTGTTTGACGGGGCAGTCGGCACAAAACTTTTTGGCTTCGATCATCAGATGCCGTTGACCTTGTTCAGGGAACCAGGTGATGCCGTCTTCCATGTGGCATTTGGCGTGGTCCATCCACCGGTTGTCTTTGTCGTGGAGTTTGAATGAGGTTAATAGTTCTCCCATAGCGTCACTTTCCCCAGGGTGCGAACCCGTTTCCGTTGGTTTTTTCGGCGTAGTCATAGAGGGCTTTAGCCGCAACAAGGTTCAGGTAAGGATCGAATAGGTCTTTACAGTAGTTGATTTTGCCTAATGTTTGCAAGTATCCGAGCGGATACCAGCGTGTAGGCAGGCACCATGATCTGTCGTTGATTTGGGTTAGGCCGATGTCGGTTGATCCGTCGGCGTTCATGGTGGTGTTGTGTGCCAGGTTCAGGCACCTGGATTCGCGGTGCAAGATACTGTCGAGGGTGGGTAGCTGCTCGATGGTCCAACCGGCTTTGATGGCTGTATCCCACCATTGAGGGCATCTGGCTTTAGGTTTGGTGATGACTTCAGAGTCCCGCCAGACGCGCTGTATTGCGTTCTGAGCGACGATAACCGTCGGTGCTGTGTCCACCACAAGTGGTGCTTCGGCGAGGCTTGTGACACCCCCAACCGTGAAACTTACCGTGAGTACGGCAAATAGCCGTGATAGTGCATCCATTTTGTTCTCCCTTTATTGTAGTTGATTCGATAAAACCCTTATCGGATAAGGGCTATCAGTTCTGCGAACTCGTTGAGTGTCATCAACACTATCCCGTCAGAGTTACCTTCAGGCATAGCGATCATCGCAAACGGTCTGATGTCTCCTAACGCTTTAGAAGCATCCGATTGCTGTTTCGCCGCACGAAACCTGGTTTCGATAGGGCCGACTTGCGCACCGGCTTTAACTTCAACCCGAAAAATACCGGACCAATGTTCCTCATGCCGAGAACCAGCATTACCTGTCGCAGATAATCCCAATTTGCGTCGGGCATGGCGGGCTTTAGCATCACCTTTAGTTCGATTCCTTTTCCCCCGAGCCGCAGGATCGTTACATCCACGTACCCGTCGCTTACCGTCACGAGATGGGCGACCGAGCAACCCGAACTTCGGACATTCAGGTAGGTTGCATTTGTCGCGGTTGCCTTGACATTCGCCTTTGCGTTCATCGGTCATTGAGGGTCTAAGGTTTCAATCAATTCCCAAACTTCGCCTTTAGTCATCTCGTTCAAATCATTCAACGGATGCTTCACCGAGCCGACAGCCAACTCAAGTTTGGCTTCCGGTGTATCAAAACCTTTGGCGTTCATTAACGCTTTAAGTTTTGCTAGCTGTGTGCCACCCACCTTGCTGTCAGGGTTTGATGGTTTCACGTTCGGGTTATGTACCGGTTCCACGGGTGTTGCTTTGAACGTTTCAACTATCGCCTTCTCTGCTTCAGCGTTTGTCAAAGGTTTAGGTTGTTCTTTCATTTGTTTGAACGTGTCACGCAGTTTCGCCATGTCAGTATCTTTCAGGTCGATCAGCAACACGCCAGCCTGTTTTGCTACCTCGTTCGGGTCAAGGTTCGCTTCCTTACAAGCTGCTTTGAATCGTTCAATGTTTTCTTGGCTGACAACACCGGCAGGTTTC